CTTGGTTCAGTGCGCGCCAGTAAACGGTCGGCAGGCCAGTACGAATAACTACGCGCTCGCCGGTAGGCAGGTTGCCTTCCTTGAACATGCAGTCTTCGAGGATTTCATTCGACTGTGACAGCAGTTCGGCGACTACTGGTACACGGCCTTCGGGGTCAATACGTTTGGCCCAGTCGGCCAGCGTGAGTGCGGTTGCAGAAAGAGTTGCCATGATTTGCTCCTGTTAAGTTTGCTGATTGGAATAAAGTGCGGCAGCGTGGTCATTGAAAGTCATCGGGCCTTTTGATTTTTGGCCTTTGTTTCCGCCGACAAAGTTGTCCTCACTGATTGCCTTACCTGCGCGGTACATAAACCTGATCACTTCAGGATTATTTCCCAGCCCAGAGTCTTTGAGTAGCGCGCGCAACTGGTCAGTGCCGAATGCGCTCAAAGCTTTTTCTGCGACTTGAAGGTTTTCTTGCAGCTTATCGCCGCCAAATTCCTTGTCAGATACAGATGCTTTGGTCCATTCGTTCTTTACCGTTTCAATACGCTCGAGCTGTTTGCCCTCGATTACCGGGGCCAGCTTACTGAGCATCTTCTGCGCAGCGTCCTGAGTCAGATTCAATTCCTTGGCAACCTCCGAATATACGTCCAGTATTCCGGCGTCGACTGTCTTGCCCTCATCGAACTTGAAGTCGTACTTTTCAGGCGCTACCTGTGCAGGTTTAGTGCCTTCTTGGTCACCTTTGGCATTTCCATTCTCGCCCTCTGTAGGTTGATTCTGGTTCTGTCCGTCGGATGCTTGCTGCCCATTCGCAAGTTGCGCATCACCCGTCGGTGAATTGCTTCCTGCGTCTTGCGATGCGGGTGCGCCGTCATTGGTCGTTGTGGCTTCCGTCATCAGCGAATCTGTCATTTTTTTGCTCCTTAACCATTACTGAGTAAAGCTCTGGGCATTGTTCGTGGATCATTGCCAGCATGCGATTGCCGAAGTTCCTGTTACCTTCTGCGAAAGCCATCTGCATCGCATTGGTGTTGAACGACAGCCGGAACACGCCGGATTGATCCATGAGCCGCCACAGTATGCGACGGCCCCGCTTTGTACCCATGAGCCACTTAATGTCCGATTCTTCGTTTTCCTTGAACAGCTTTTCGCGGGTAACTTTCTCCGCTTTCTGCTTTTCCTGACTACGAAGATCGGTCGGATCGTAATTGCTCATTGTGTAATTTATCTATGTTGCTAAATCATACGGGCACTCAGTGCTCGTTCCGTATCAATATGCCCTCGATCACGACACCTATTTCAGCCGTTTGCTGGCTCACTCTTGACTGCCATTGAATGTCTGTTTTTTCTGCATAGGGAAATGGGACCACGCGCCGTGCTTCGTATCGATCAGTAAATGGTGCCTGCAAAACATCAAGTTTTACGCCATTTGGGTATTCGCTTTGAACCTTGTACAAACAATGGTTACCAGATCCGCCGGACAAATTCGAAAATAAATCTACTCGCGCCAGATAAAACGTATATCCGGCAGGCACACTGTACAGACTCATCTGGCTGCGTCCGACTCCTGCGTTGATCTTGGCATAGGTAACGCCGGCAGCAGCCAACGTCACATTGCCAACGGCATTGCCAGTCACGGTTACAAGGTTATTGATCCTGAAATATGACCCGATTGTTGACACTGGCGTTGTACCGTTAAGCGTGACAACTTCTGTGATGGGCTCATAAGCTGCATTCAGGCCCATGATGCGAATTGCCACTGCTGTATCTGACGCACTGTCGCTTACCATCTGCATTGTCGTAGCTGCAAGTGGATATGCGTAGGCAGTTGCGTTTTCCCAGATGGGCACAAACGTCGAGTTGACTAATGGCTGATAACCAAAGATATTGACGAGAGAATGGCCTTTGATCAGGTTGCGCGCTACCTGTAGCTCAAACGGTTCTGAGCGATCATCTTCGGTCCGTGATGGATAGAACACAGTCAGCCTTTACTCTTTTTTTCTTTGTCAGATGTCGGGTACAGCTTCTCAGCCATAAATTCCCGGCCAACAGACTGCGGCACATCGACCTTTTTGGCAAACTCTTTGTTGTGTGCCACGGCCTGCATAAACCGCTTCTGCTTTTCTGACTTGGCCGGCATGATCAAGCACCGTACAGCAAGGTTGCGCTGCGCTCGGCAGTCGGTGCATTCTCGCTTGCGCCAATCTCCATGTCAGTAATCTGCAGTTCCATGCTCATGTCTTTGCCACCTTGTGTCTCGTAAGCGCTGGTGCCCTTGACGAATACTTTGGCAGTAATGGTCATCTCGGTGCCGACAGATGGCAGCGTGGTAATACTTAGCTTTTCCATCTGGTCCTGCTCAAGTCGTATGCATAATCCATAAGGATACATCGGCTCTTCGTACTCAATTTCGCCGGGCATCTCTTCGCGCTCGGCTTCTTGCTTCATGCTGATCATTGCCATATTAGACCTCGGTAGCTGATGGTGAGTTGTAACCGCTGAACATGTTCATCACATCGGTCAGCGCGTTTTCTGATTGGCCGGTCTGGGCAGATGCCAGATCCTTAGCCGTGACTGCCTGCTGCTGCATCATTGCTGCTTGCTCTTTTGCGGCCATTGCCTGATCACGAGCCTGACGAATCAGTGCCACGTTTTCATTGGCAATAATCAGCTTCGGATCGACGCCAAGCATGTCGCTGTAGCTGTCTACCCATTGATCAGCATCGAACTTGTCCAGCACATCAGGCTTGAACTGCGCAACAGCACCAAGGTTGCCGACCAAACGGTCAACGCTATTGGTGCCAACAGCGCGCTGCGCCTGTGCCAGCATCGATACAAACTCGACCGACAACTCCATGCCCTGCAGTTCCTGTGGCGGCGGAGGCAACATGTTGAACTCGACCATGCGCTGGAATGTTTTGTCGACCAGCGGGTCCAGCAGTTCGTTGTGCAAGCGCTCGAGCACCGGCCCAAGCATCAACAGCTTTTCTTCATGGCGCTCGGCAACCTCAGTTGCGGTCATGCGGGTGTCAGTTGCATTGGCCAGCATCATGAACAGGTCAGCGTAAAACGCGCCACGAATGCGCTCGCGGCAATCCTGAATGTCCATCAGCAAATGCTGCAGGTTCAGGTTCACTTCGAATGCTGTCTTGATGCCGCCTTGTGGGCTATTGGCATCGACATAGCTGATACCACCCGGCAGTGAGTCCACATCGCGGTTCTTCATCGATGTCGGTACCTGCAATGGCGGCTTGGTCTGGTAGTCAATCGCTTGTGCTTTGCGTAGCTGCTCGTGCTGTAGCTGCTTGATGTCGCCCAAAGCTTCCATGCCGGGGCCATTGCCGTAGATGTCGCCACCAATTGTCGACCACCGTGGTGCCAGTGCTGGAAACTCTTTGAATCCAGACTCGCGCAGATACTGATCTTCGTTGCCGCCGACCTCAAAGTACACAGATTTGAACGGCATGTTTTTGTTGTCGCGCATCATGATGTCGCGATCAGTGCGTGGCTCAATGGCATGAATGATTGGCACCCATGCATCCAGTGTGCCGCGGTCATACATGTTCTGAACAGTGGTCGAACAGTTCTTGTAGCCAAACTCCTTGACCAGCTCTGCGACTGTCTTTTCAAACTCGCGATAGATCGTGTCGACTGTGCCGCGGTAGTCAGTAGCAATGCAAAACTCGCCGACGGTCGACGGGTAATGATGAATGACTGTGCGAGGATCTGACAGCAGGATCGATGACGTAGTGCCAAATGCGCCCAGCTCTTCATACATCTGGTGCAATGTGCGGTAAGTGTTCGACTTCTGAAACACTACTTGCATGCGCGTTGTCACATCTTCCAGCCACAGCTTCACCGGGTGATACGAATTAAGATCAGGGTCAGCCGTTGCCAGTCTGAACCATGGTCTTGCCGGGCTTGTAGCGCCAGCCATCATGCCTGCGCCAAGGATTCGAAGCGCTCGTGTGCCGGTGTTGTCGTAGATGTTGTTGTGCCTGCGCTGGCCACGGTCCCGGTCTTGTATAAAGTACCGGCCATTGCGTGGCAGCAGGTAGGTTGTAATCTCTTGCCAGTGCGCCCACCAAGTTGCGCGCTCAGACTTGAGCTGCCCCCAGCGGGTAAACAGCTTATCCCGAGTCACTGACTTAGGATTTGATTGTGCATCGCTGGGATATTGACTCATGTTTATGCGCCGAGGAGAGTGTTTCTGCCGAGTGCCAATTGATTAGGATCAATACCCATTGAGCCGGTCAACAGCGTTTGATTTTGCCCAGCAGATTCTTGTGCCGCCGCAAGTATTGCGCTGGTGTCGGCTTGTTTTTGATTAGCCTTATTTATGCTTTGCTGAGATTGTGATTCCTGTTGTTTAGCTGCTTGTTCTGCTTTTTGGTTTGCTTGCTCTTGCATTTGCAAACTTTTTTCTTGCTGCTTTTGTTGCTGTTCACCAGAATAAATACTGTATGCAGTTGATGTGACTGCGGCAATAGCTGCGGTAACTCCCATAATCAGATCTCCTTCGAATAAATAATGTCTTGAACTTGATACTTCAGCTTCGGCATAATTTTGTCCAAAGCAGTTTGCTGTTTTGCATGCCACAACATCATTTGAGCACCTGACTGTTTTGCCATTTTTTCTGTTTCACGTATCAATCGTAGGCCAACTGGTGATGACCTATGATTTTTGTGAACAAACAAAATGTCGTTGTTGCAGATGACCAAGTCAAAATAATGCAAATGCCTGTTGATTATGTTGGCACTATATCCAACCAGCTTGCCATCAATAAATGCAGCAAGCACAAGCAGTTTGTGTTGCGACTCAAGTAGACTGTATGCGGCCCAGTCAGGTTTCAACACCATCACATGCTTGTTTCTTGCTACCTCATCCCAGTGATCAGAAAACAGATCTGATGCTAATTCCTGCATTTCAGACACATCAGACCGCCTGATTTCGGTCGTTCGTGCCCCACTTTCCCGAGACATTATGGGCTTGTCGTTTTCATACGGGCACCGTGGCATTGGAAACAATGGTGTGACCGCGTCAATGATTACGTGAATACGGTCGGTAGGCTCATCGTTTTTTGCTGTGTGCTGCGCCTTGTGATCAAACCACCACAACTCACCCGGAGCAAAGTGCTGCGATTCATCGCCTGCAGTCAACCTACTGCCGGGCCCACCTGTCAGGCATAGGTGAAACCGGGAAAAATGGTCAGCGTATTGGCCTTCATCGACATGAGGCACAAGCATGCCACCGGGTTTCATCTTTACGATTAGCACTCGGCCAACTTCGGTCGCCTGCAAAATGTCTTCAATAATCGGCTTCATGAGCGGCACCAGCTCATCACGCAACACATGCGCCGCCGGGTAATCGTAGCTGCCAAGGTCCATCATATACTTTTCGTAAGTGAATGCTTCTGGGCCACGAACGTAGATGCATTGCGTATCAGCGTGAGCAGTGCCGGGGAAGTTCTGCCGGATGGTGATTTGATCCCACATGTCAGGCCGGGCATCGAGCGCCTGCATTAACGGTTCGATGTTGATGCCTTGAGCCAGTAGCTTAAAGTTTTGCATAAGGGTCGTACTCCTCTTTGCTGTTGCGCCGTGCATATTCCATGGCGATTGACCGCTTCGGCGTGTCCATCAGCGCCAAACAATATGCCGATGCATAGTCAGGCGAGCGACCAATGCGGTCGTAAATCTCTTCCCTGCTGGCCACAGAAATAGTCTGGCCCACCAGTTTCCATGTTGGCGCGCACAGGTCCGAGAATAGCCGTGGATCAGGCGGCAACGCGATGCCAGTATTGTTTGCCGGGTCGAGTGCTTCACGCATGCGCCACCACAGCTCGGACCGCTGGTTCTTAAACCGCAGCCGGCCAGACTTGTCGAGCCCCAGTGCAGCCTCGGCCACATTGACGCCGAGCACCTGCTGGTTTGATTCGTTCAGGAAGTCATAAGGGCTTGATCCGACGCCGATAACATCGATGTGTATCGGTGCCCGGTCCCGTAGCGCGCTGACCACCAGCCCGGCCACAGTCGGCCCATCAGGCGTGGCGCTGCCAGCATAGGCCAAGGGCTCGTCAAACCACATGCCATGGCGTCTGGCGATGATGGTCTGGTCTTTGCCACCTCGGGCAACGTCGACGCCCATGCTGTCCATTGGCGCAAGCTTGAGCGGCTTTACCCACCGGGCCTGCGCCATCTCGACCCATTCGGTCGGGATAACCTGCCACGGGTCATCTTCCATGCCGGCGCTGAAGTCGCCATTAAGCATCTGTGAGCGCAGTGGCTCGGGCATTGCCTGCAATGTGGCCATGTATCCAGTCCCCATCAGGTAAGGGTTGTCGCTGATCCGAGACGGAATGAAGGTCCGCGACATCGGTTTGATTGTCTCGCCGTTATGCTGGAACTCTTCGCCGGATTCGACCTCGAGATCCTTGCCATCGACGGTCGCAAACCATCGGAGCTCGCCGGGCTCTGCCGGGTTCGGGTGCTTCTTGTCCAGCCATGGGGCAAAGTACGCAATGATCCAGCGGCCCTCAGCGGTCGTTGGCGGGTTGAAGGTCAACAAGGCTTGGCATTGCTGATTGATGTCCGTGGTACGCAGCCAGCCCATCAGGAAGCGTACCTGAATCTCGCGCATGTTGGCCGCTTCGTCGAACACCAGCAGGTCATGTGGCCGGCCTTGGTATTTCTTTTCGTCGCCAAGATTCGGGTAAGATCCGAACTCGATTTGAATGTCGACGCCATCGCCACGCTTTGTGCGCCAGATGTTGTTCTGGCCGTTGTAGCCATTGCGCGATCCAATCAGGTCTGTGAATCGGTCAATGACGCCGGTCAGCTCGGTGCCGTTTAATCGGAAGATGCCGATCTTGCGGTGCTTTGTGAGGGATTTACCGCAGGCCAGATCTGTCTTTCCTCCACCGGCTGCACCGCCGTAGCCAATGATATCGGCCTCGGAATAGTAAGCCATGGATTGTGGTCCGGGCAGTGGTCGCCAAATGGTTTTGTCCGCAGCCAGCAGAGCATCGAGCTCCGCCAGTTCTTCGGGCGTAAGGTACTGCAGAATTTCAGGATCGAATTCATCGACGGTCATTTGCTCTTGCGCTGGTTTGCCGCGGCGATCAGGGCTTTGATCTTGGCCGCGCGCTCGGTGTCGCTGATCTCAATCGGACCGCCGTCCGTGCCGGTATGCTCGTTCACCATGCGGTCGCCATATCTTTTCGGATTCCACTTGGCCAAAAGCTTCAAGCGCATCTCTGCGCGGTTCTTGAGCCAGCTTACGTGGGCGCTGTCACGGTGATAGCTTTCGCCTTTCTCGCTTGTACTGCCGGCCATTTCCGGCTCTGTGTCGATGATTGCCAGCGCTTCCTCGGCGATTACATCCTGCCCAATCTCTCTCGCGCGCGCGAAGCGTGAAGCAAAATTGGCATCTTTCTCAATCCAATCGTACACAGCACGGAAGCTGACATTACCTTCAATCCGACACCAATCTCTCAATGTTTTCCCTTCGGAAATCCATTCGATGATGTCATCGGCTTTATCTTGAGGGACTGGCTGAGGTGGCCGTCCGAGTTTTTTGGGCTCAGTCTCCTTTGTCATTTTTAATAACCTTTATCCATCGATGAGGGGTTTGAGCTCGGCGTTCATACCGGCAGATCTTGGCGATGACATGTTTTGAAATGCCCACGATATCTGCTATTTGCTGGTATGTCATGGCCATGTCTTCGCGCATGTCCCGGATTTTATCGATTGTTTCGTCCCCGTAAACTTTGCGTTGTGGTGCAGATGACCAATACGACGCCCGAGCTCGTTGAGGGGAACCATCATAGTTTTGCCTTTGGGCTTCACTTTTTCGGAGGCTTGGGCGGCTTTTTACCTTTACCGTACATGGCGTCCTCCTTTCGTGGTGGTTGATGGGCGGGATTATCTTCCTCTGTTGCGTTGAAGGCAACAACTTTTTGAGGCTGGCTTTGGCGCTTTCGCCATAGCGATTGCCGGATCAAATGTTTTTCTCCCGCAGCTTGGCTTCGATTTCTTCAACCGATGCAAAACATAATTCGTTGGCTTCCTCATCCGTCAGCCCCTGCCATTCGCGCTGTGGTGGCGCGGTGACAGTTAAAACGCCATCCTCCTTTGCACCGCACTTTGTGCATTCAACTTCCATCAAGTACTTGTCTGCTACTGGCTCCGGTTCAAACTGTGGTGGGGTGGTGTAGAGTGGTTGACCATTTAGAAGCAACGGCGCATCCATCAACATCACCGGCTCCGGTTCAGCCTGTGAAATTCGTGCCCACTCCCGAACTGGGCCTTCTCTGGCAACTTTTGATTGCTCAAGTCGGGCGCGGAGGGTTTCGATTAGTCGCAGTCGCCCTCTTGCATCCCAATTTACAAGCGCATCCAGTACTCGTTGCGCTTCCTCGCGGGTTAGTGTGATGGTCATGACTGCCCCCTTGCGCGGATGTTTCGCCCGATGTACCCACCAACATCATCAGGGCGTTTCGACCATTCGTCAGCCACCTTCGCACACGCCTCGCGTTCTGCTGCTGCACCAGCTTCCAGCATACGACTGATAGTCCCTAATCGGATGGCGTATCTGTTATCCCCATCAAGCGGGATATCTGGATGCAGGTCTAAAAATCTGCGGATAATGTCCTCGTTGTTTAACGTATTCATTTTTTGTATTCTCCTTTTATCCATCGCTTCATTGCGAGGTATTGTCCCCGTTGCGTATCACCTGCCACGGTTAATTGTGCTGCACTCAATCCTATTCCCATTTCTTTAAACGCATGTTCGTTCAGATTCTTGTGTGCATGTTTTATCAGCTTGCGTAGTCCCTTGGCTTTTTTCGCGTTCAATTTTTACTCTCCGTTTTTCTCGGCATATTTGCCGCTGCTCTGTTGTAAAGTCTGGTGAAATTTCTGCGATGTCACATCGCAACATGTTTGGGTTATCGTTTTGTATTAACGACACCATGTACATGCTACCTATTGCAACGCATAACATGTAAACATAAATTAGTTTTTCGCTGTATTTTGAGATATCCATTGTGGTGTAAATATTTTTGCAGTGTTGTCGAATGAGATGAAAACAATTTTTTCATCCGCGTAATACCAGCAGCCGTTCACTATGTATTCATCTTTTTTATAGTAATAAGCTTTCGGTAATTTAAAACATGGCGAGGTAACTATTTCATTACTTTCATCAAATACATTTGGAAATGCATCAGTCAATGCAATTTGATTTCCATCTTTGTCTATAAATTTTTTGTTGGCCAAAAAAACTTCAGCGCATGATGATAGCCAAAGACATACCGCAATAATGCTAATGATCCGAGTCATATGCTTTTCTCCGTTTCTCGTGTATTTCACGCATCACGTTTCTCAATTGATCCACTGAATCTTTACCGCGGATCTTTTCTCTGTCCTCGAGCATTGCTCTTCGTGCCTGTAATGGAAATGTGAGAATGAATGATGCTTCACATTCAATCATCCATCTTGGGCAGTATGTGCAAACTTGATTGCCATTAACCAAAGTCACCATTCCTTGTTTTGCATTTGCCTTGGGGCATGCATTTGGATCGCAGCTCATGCTATGCGAAACATCTTTTGCATTCTGGTCAGCACATTAGTGACCGGAGCAAATGCTGATCGAACGCTGTTTTTGTCATTAAGCATGACGGCTTGCCAGATGTATTCATCATCATCATCGCATGCGGCTGGTGGTGGCTGGTATGCACAGCCGATCAAAACTTTGCCAGTGTTTACCATTACAATTTTTTTGTGATCAAATTTTTTAAGATCTTCCATTTTAATTTCCTTTCGAAAAATCAAAAATGTTTGTTGGGAAAAAAATCATTGGCTCCATGTCTTGCCAATCATCTCGATCTTTTCTGCCAGCAATACGCACATCAAGCGTGTGTTCCTTTTTTACTTCAAGCGCTCCGAGTACATCAAGCCATTCGATAATCAAAATGAACGGTATATTGCTAATTGCTGACATCCTCAGACCGGCCCATATTTTTTCAGCGCTGATCATCAGTGTCGGATATTGATTGACATCAACATTGCGGCACTTGATCTCAGCCCATGCAGTAATACTCGACTGACTCAGCATTGCATAATCGACGTTATATCGTATAGGCAATTTACGTACATCGTAATTCCATGCTTTGGCATATCGCGTGATTGCTTTGCGCTCTGCTTCAAGCGTTGTGCTGTTCTCGTACATTGGCCGGATCATTTAGGCATCTCCATTTTCTGTTTCATGCCCGACAGTAGTTCGGCAATGCGCGCCTTGTTCTTGGCTAAATCCTCTTTCGAAAACTCGTAGCCCAGTGCCAGCGTTCCCGGTGGCACCCATGCCTGCCTTAGCATTTCTTTAAACTTCGGCAACGTCGGCGGTTCGTCTGGAAGGTTCTCGAGAGCTCGCTTGATTGTCTCAGGCGACTCGTAATATCCGCCCAGCTTCTCGGCCCAGATGTCCATCGCGTTGACGATGCCTGCGTCCTGACCGTCAGATAAAGTCTGACCGATCCTCCACATATTCATCCACCTCGATCCGTAGTGGCCCTGCATCGTCGCGAATATCTTCTGAATCCAAGGTTCTGGTAAACGACGG